GGCACCCGGACCCACTCGGTGGTAAGGCGAGAGCGCAACTAAATAAATATTTAGTTACAACAACCAATAAAGAAAATAAACAAACTTTACTGCTAGCATTAACTGCTGCGTTAAAGGATGTTAACCTTCTTCATGGTCGTGATCCGTCAGAGAATATTAGTAACTTAATATCTTTGGTGGACAAATTAACCACTCATAAGGGTTTACCCAAATGTGTGGAAATTTTGAAGGCTTATCGCTTACAAATACATCAGTATTGTCTGCGGCAGCCTGTCACACCTATCCCTTTCTGCAAAACAGATAAGGATGGTATAGCAAGGTCTATAAGATTTGCTAAACCAGATAGAGATCATGTAGACTGTATGCGGTATTCTCTAAGTATGCTTAGGGTACTCGAAATTATTCGATTACCTGCAGCATACGAAGTTGATACCATCACAAGTCATTCAACTGCCAACACCATGTTGGTAGAAGAATTGCGGGAGTTCATCCTGTCCTGGCCCGGTCTAAAATTATTACCGGATTTAAAACCAGGGCAGCTTATACTTTCTAATAAAGCTGGACCTAACGGCCCGGCGACACGATCGTGTCTCGAAGACTTATTTGCCTTAAGGGCAGTAAGTAATAGCAGCTTGTTAGCCGCTATCCAAGAAATGTTGAAGTTAAGCATTCCTTGGTTCGATTTATCAAAGTATAAAACCTCAGAGAAAGTTTCAAAGCTTTCTTCTAAACTAGTCTTGCTTTCTGATAAGTTCGGAAAAACCCGAGTTATCGCGATAGCAGACTGGTTTTCTAACGTTGCACTCACACCATTGCATAACGCATTTATGGTGGGACTGAGACGTAAGAGAGGTGATGTAACCTACAAACAGGACCAGATTCCAAACCTCGTCAAAGGTTTGGGTACTAAGTTATTTTCCTCCGATATGACAGCTTTCACTGACCGATTTCCAATTGAATTGGAAATTGCGGTCATTGAAGGTCGTTACGGTGCGAACATAGCTCAGTTATGGAAACAGATCCTCACCGATCGGGTGTTTTACCATCCGAAAGGACCGGTTCAGTACATGACCGGTAATCCCATGGGCTTAATAAGCTCATGGCCTGTGTCAACTTTCACACATCATGCTGTTAAAGCATACTGTGCCTACAAATGTAGAATAAAAGGTTACAAATACATTATATTGGGAGACGACACTCTTGATACGAATGAAACCGTATACAAGAAGTACCTTAAAGTTATTAAGGAACTAGGTGTATCCATATCTGTATCTAAATGCACGTCTAGTAAACTTGGTTATACTGAGTTTGCTAAGCGCCTATTTACCCCTAAAGGTGAGATCACCGGTCTCCCGGTTCACATCCTTAGTGGGATAAAGAGTCAACCTGAACAAGTTTTAGAACTTGTAAGGTTGTGCATTCAGAGGGG